AACTAAAGAAAGAATTGAACAATTAACAAATAAATTAACCACATCACTAATAATTGAAAACTTTAAAGACTCATCTAAATTACTTCCAAAAAAAGCCTCAGTTAAAATATAAGTGTCTTTTGAATTGCAAATACCATATCCACCTCTTGTCTTGCTATCACCTATTTCAATAACACCTCTAACTTTACTGTTAAATACATTTTGTAATCTAGCCATAAAGTTAGTTGATAATTCTTTGGCTTTTTCATTTCCTTTATAAATTAAACACTCACAACCATTAGCTTTACTGTCTAAAGCACTATTAAAGTGTAATTCTAAACAATACTCATAATTATGCTTGTTTAATTCAACTAATAATTTATTCATTTCTCTAACATAATTTTGATTAGGCTCTCTCTCATAAATATCAATCATTTCAGGTATTTCATATTTAATCTTTTCTGCTATATTTCTCCAATACCCAAACTCATCTTCAACTATCATTGAAAATGCACCTTTTGACCTTTTATTGTGTCCTATTATCAAAGCAACCTTTTTCATAATTCACCTCCAAAAAAAAACGACGCTCTCAGACGTCTTTTAAGACGTTTTAAAAAGGGTAGCCATATAATAACTACCCTAAGAAAATAAATTAGCTTGTAGCAAGTTTTAAATGTATTTCTTTTCTTTTGCTCTCAAACTCATCACTTGTAACCTCTTTTGGATTGACTTTTGTTTTGAAATAATTTTCAGTATCATATACTGACTGTACAAATGTAGTTCCAAAGAGCATTAATTGTCCCAACTCTTGTAATCCAGCTTCCATTCCAAAATTATCTTCAAAATACCAAGTGATTTTTTTATCTACTTTCATTTCTTTTGCAATTTGTAAAGCTACAATAACTGATACCATTTTAGCAATATCTGTATCTCTACATTTTTGTCTATGGTGTTTATCTTTAACTTTATAATCAAAACCATAAGCAAGTGATTTAGCTTTCAATTCATCTATTAGAGTACAATAATCGTCAAATTCCTTTTGATTATCTATTAACCACTTGTCTTTATCCCAATACATATACTTTTGATTTCCAGCAGGTTTTGGTACTACTATTAATTTTTTATCTTTTATAAACTCTCCATCAACTAATTGTACTGGTATATTATTTCTTACCTTTTCTTCTTTTGTCATTTCTCTCAATCTATCGTCTTTAAATATTGGATATTCATACTTTACATCTGTAATTATCATATCCGAACTGTATCCACTAAAATAGTCTTGTGGTTTAGCCAATACATCATCTAACTCATCAGCGTAAACTGAGAATATTAATTTATCCTTTTTATAAAATTGTATTGTCTTCATTTATAACCTCCTATATGTTTGGCATCTGTGTCAAATTATTATAAACCGTTAATGTGAGTAATTGATTAGCATTATTTATCACTTTTAAAATATTAGTATTTGTGTCTAATTCAAATTCTATATCATTGAAGAATTTATACTTTACAATATTAGTGTTTGTTGAATTAGTAAATCTAATTAATAAAGATATTCCACCATAGAATCTAACTTCAAAATAGTAAGATGTAATATTATTATAAGTGATATAATCTGGTAATTTTACACTCGTTCCGTTTGGGATTAATGCCCCTCCTTTATAAAATAATATAGTCATATTCATATACAATTTATCAATTTTTTCACCCAAGGAGTTATTATCAAGTGGAATAAAATTAGCAACATTAGCAGAGGTATTATTGTTTTGATTTATACACTTATACATCTTTCTAGTATTTCTATCATAATATAAGTAATTTACATCTTTAACACCCTCGTCTTGTATATCTCCACCATAAGCAACACACCCAGCAAGTCTAGCTAACATCATTCCTTCAAGAGCCTTACCCTCTTCTGTACCAAATTGTACTATGCCAGCCTTTTCTCTTGTTGCTCCTTCTTGTATTTTAGTAACAGCATTATTTAATTTCTCTGTTTCCTCGTCTATTAATTCTGAGTTTTGATTAAAATCATCTACGTTATAATAATCATTTCCACCTGGTTTTATTAATCTTAGATATTTAGTATAATCTCCCATTTTTATCTCCTTTCATCATAAATATTTCTATTTTTTATAGTTTTTAAAGATGTATGTTTCATAGAACTTAACTCAATATGTTTGTGATACTTTCCAATAACATCAGCATCATTATAAAGTCTAGTATCATAAATCGCTTTATGTGTTTTAAGTTTTAAGCTATTATGAGTCAAATAAGCCACCTGGTTATGTGTGTTGTATCTAAATTCAATACTAAAATTCAAATGAGCTGGTTTATTAATATGAATAAAGTTTTTAAAGTTATCCAAATTAGATGGTAGCCCGACTACAGATGTAAATTTTATCGTAAATGAATAATTTCCATAATCCTCAATTACTTCTATTTCTCCATTTGTGAATATCTTTGCTTGTTCTTTTAAAACTTGTGGAGTAAAGATATTTTTTGATAGTAAAGTATAGATAATTCTATCTTTTCTATCCTGTAAGCTCCAACCATTTTTATAGTCTAATTCCATAAACCTTTCATAATTAGCCACCTGTTGCTCATTAAAAAAAGCTATGAATAATAGTTCCTTGTATTTTTGTATATCATTTTTAGCATATTCACAGATTAAATCTAGTGTTCTTATCAAATCTTCTTGTAAGGTGTTTCTAGCTACTTTAGAGACTTTTTTAATTAATCTATTGCTCATTTATAATCACTGTCCCAACCACTAATATCTCATCATCTGCAATTTCTATATTAGAATTAGAATTGTTTACTTTTACAAAGTTATCATTTACTCCATCTATTTCTAAAATAGCTTTCTCTAAACGATTGATAGATAGTATTGTCTTATTAACTTTCTCAAATGTAGCATTCCCAGTTTTTATAACAGCTTTTAAAAGAGATTCAATCTTTTCTTTTACATCTGATAAAGCATATCCAGATTTTAATATAGTATTCACTTCTATATTTATAGTCTTAGCTCTAAAGCTTTCTATAGTTACATCAGCTCCAACGGGTCTACCGTCATCGCTCTGTATTCTTTCTCTAACTTTTTGAATTAGACTAGAATCAGCTATATCATTATTATAATTGGCAATTAGAACTTTAACAGTTCCGTTTCCATTCCAAAGTGGTTTTACTAATACTTTCCCAACTCCATCAACTTGTTTAGCCCATTGCTCATAATCATATATATTTCCACTGTGAGCAGGTCTTGTAGCTTTTTCTTTAGCTCTAGCTACAAGTACAGAATTAGGTTCTTTATCATACCCATTGATAATTTCTTTTTCATTCGTAACAGAATAAATGTTACTATTTTGAATTTCAAATGTTGTTATTTCTCCTATTGCAGCATTACCTATTTTACCTTCAGATAAGCATTCTATTTCTATTTCTGCAACTCCTGATGTGCTTAAATATTCTCTTCTTAAAGATTTATATTTTATTCCATCTCTATTTAAAAATATTGTATTTTCTTCTATGATAGAGTTTGCTTTTCCTGTTACTTTTAGAGTTCCTTTTGCCTTAGTTCCTATCCTTCTTTTTACTCCAAACATTAAAGCATGTTTGTCAACATACTCATCTTCTGTTGCAGTATCTATAAAGGTTTGTTTTTCCCAGAACTCTAACTCTTTATAAACTTCTTCTGCAGTAATTCCAAATGTTGCAGCAATATCAAAATTGAAAGTACCTTCCATCTTTGAAAGTGGATTTTTAAGATTATCCAGAAAATTATTTCTTAATTCAATTTTATCTTTCATTTACACCTCCATTTCTAGCTCACCATACACAGTTTTAACATTAAAGGTTATTTGTGGAACATATTCATCTTCATTAGAAATGACAAAATTATAGCACTCTGTGATGTAAGGGTTTACTAACAATGTATCTCTTATTTGGTTTATCATTAAAGCATCTTTAACTGTTTTATGATAGATAGTTCCTATATTAGTTTCTAATTCACTCCCATATTCATCACTATGCACATCAGTATATCTAAATCTTTCAGTCTTTAATGCTTTGAATATCCATACTTTTAAAGCTTCATTTTCTTCTAAAACTTTTATATCATTACCTTCCTTGATATATTCTCCAGTTTTAAAGTCTATAGCATATTCTTTAAAAATTGGCATTTCTTCAACTTCTGTTTCTGATTTTTCAAGAAAAATATTAAAATCTTTTTCCACATTACACCCCCTCTATAGCTTTATTTGGCATTTTAACTATCTTTGTCACAACAACATAATGGACGCCCATAACAAGCACTAATACTTCATCGCCTTTTTGGAGAGTATCCTCAAACCATATATCTTTATGTGATTTATATGTCCCATTACCTTGAAATGTCCCGCTTCCATTTAGTTTTGGTATCTTATGCCCCATAGCGTCTTGAGTAGTATTATTATAATCGTATTTAGCTACATCTATTTCAATGTTATCTATAACTCCATCAATAGTGTAGTCTCTGTGATAATGAGGTAATAAGTAATTACTACAATAAATTTGCTCTGAAGGGATAGTTTGCCCCTCAAATTTAATTGTTAAATTTGGCGGTGGACTAACTACAGAAGCTTTTATAATAGATGTTCCTTTTGTAGCTTGACCTATCATTTCACCTATTATTAATCCTAAGTCACTCATTTTTTATCCCACCCTTCTGGAAATAGTTGATCTAATTTACTTACTTTTTTAGCTTTTCCTTTTTTAGTTTTCTTACCTTTTTTAGTTTTGTCACTTTTTTTAACTTTTTCTTTGTTTTCAAATTCCGCTTTATCCATTAAATTTTCAAATGCTAACTCAACAGTACAATAATGAGTTTCTCCCTCAAAGACATGAGTATCTGATTTAACTAGGAAATCTCCAACAAGCCCACTATTTGGCTCTTGTATTCCTATATTGTATCCAGCTTGAATTAATACATTCCCTAAACATTGTAATTTTGCACTTTTTTCTACACTTTTTAGCATATCCTTAGCATTTGCTATATTATCCACATCTT